TAGCGGTATCTATTATCGCTCAAGTAGTTGGTTCTGTTAAACCTGAATACGCTTCGACTTGTAACACTGTCAGCACTTACGCGCTGATGGGTACGCCTGTAACGATTCGTATGGCTATTGGTTCTTTAGGTAAGAAATAAGTTTTGTGGTAGGGTGCATAAGGATGTGCAACTATTCATTCGCATAATCAAAATAATCAGTAATTGTTTTTTGTGCATCTTCAAAACTGTAACAAACGTCAGTTTTGAATCCTTGATTAACCAGAAACGCTAACCAGTCCTTTTGTTCGTCACTAACCTTCCCTTTAGTGTCTTTCATTTCAATTACCAGCCCGCTAAACCGCGCAGTCTTAACAGGCAACCAAAGATCGGGTACGCCTTTGCGTAAGCCCTCACGTTTGAGTTTGCAAGCTGTACCGATAGAAGTACGCGCACCATTAGGAACAGCGAATAAGCGACCAGAGAATTGTTTGTACTGCATATCAAACCATTGGATAACCAAACACTGTTCGGTATGCTCACTCACGGAGTAGCCTCTGGTACGCAAGCGACAGTGCGGTTTTGTGGTGCTGGCTTCAAAGGTTTAGGGTCGGTTGTTAGCTGGAACGTAGACTGCCTTGTAGCATCGTCAATCACAGACACACCGAGCAAACAATAGTTTGCCATCGTCACCCCGTTGCGTTCGGTTGACGAATAGCAACCAGCAAGCAAACCAATGACAAATAGAATTAAAAAAAACACCACTACCCAAACTAATTCTTTCATATTTGCTCCTAATCGGTGACTGCTTGAAATCAAATGCTCAAGTGGGAAGCAATCACAATAGCACTCTCAAGCAAGCAGTCAAATTATAACGCAGGGTCTACCCAACCGAGCGTTTGAATAATTAATCCTTGTCCTGCGTTTGTTCCACGATAGCGAATCCGACTTGACGAATCTGCCAAAACACTTGTTTGCATACCGCCAAACGTATCGCTATCACCGCCTGACACCCTCGAATAAAGGGTGAAGTTTGTTGCAGTTGGAACAGTATTAGATTGTGATGGTGATGTGATTAAAACTTGACCAATACTCGAACCAACTGTGTCTAGTTGCACGTTCACTCTTGCAACGGTTGATGGGGGAACAAGTGCCGTTACTAAAACAGCAGTTGTCACTCCAATACTTGCACTAAATGTTACATCTTGTACGTCCCATGTGAAAGCGTTTCCAACTTGATAGAACTTTGCAATTTCACTACCGTTTCGATAAATCCAACCAATTTGTCTGACTTTTGTATATCCAGCCGTTACAACAGCAGGAGTAGCTAATAAAGTTGCACCAGACGCATCAGCGACAGAAGTAAATCCAGCATTTACAGTTCCATTAGGTTTTACTAAACCCATCACGCGATACCATGTGTTGTTTGTAAGCGCAACACCAGTTGCCATACCGCCTGTTGGCGCACCAACAGTGCCACCATCAGCCCATGCTAATGCAATACTTTTACCTAGCGCGGTAACTAATGTCATATCTAAAGTATTGTCAGAACTTTTTGTAGAACCAGCACCAATATCGAGAACAGTAGTTGGGCTTGATACGTTATTAGAAAGAATGTAACCATAAAAATATCCATTAGGAATAGTAGATGATGCTACGATTGCACCACCTAATAATGGTTGTTTTACTTTAAATTGAGTACCATCGTAATAAACTTCATACTCAAAGCCAGTTACAAAACTACCAGCAGGAAGTTGTGCGCCTGTTTCAAGTAGAACTGATTTAACACCCGTGCTTGCTACGTTTAATGTTATGTTACCAGTTGAGTTTGCAACCGCGATAAAACGCGCTCTCATACCAACGAATAATGTTGGCGGGGTTTTCTTAAGCCCGATTGGTGCAAGGGTAATTGCGTTTGTTCCAGTAGCAGTATAGAAGTCAGCACCAGCTACATAAACAGCAACGCCTTTTGCTTGCTGTGATAAGTCAGCACCAGACAAAACAATACCAGCCGTTTCGATTACGTTCTGAATCTCACTAGGAACTTCATCCCATTCGGATGCTGTTAAAAAATCACCAGTTACTTTGTTGTTTAAATCTTGCATTATTTTATCCTCTTAACTAAAGCCAGAACTGAAACCAGAACTAAATGCTCTGCCAACCACACCATTTGTGTAAATAATTCGGCAATTAGCTGGTTTTAATTTATTAAATAAACAAACCAAAATGTTAATTTGTGGATCGCCAAAAAAGATTGGAAATGTAAATGTAAATACGTTAGCCGTTGCTAAAAAGTATTGAACCACAATGGTATACTTTGCATCTTGATTGTTTAGTACAACTTCAGCCTGACTGTAAACATCTACAACAAACCCAAAGATTAAAGCAACCGCTTCAAAATCTTCAGCCGTTTGAACGCCTAACGATGCAAGTTTCACTAATACATCTCTGCGTCTTTCTTGCAAAGTGCCTGTTCCACTAAAGCATGAGTCGGGTATTCCTAATGTTTCTTCCCAACCTTTTAAAAATAATTCGGTTGTATTAATATCAATCTCATCAGCGAACAAACAAATGAATGAAGCGACTGATTGATTAGTCTGCCCCAATCCTTGCAAAAATAAACGATAGATTGAACCTTGAATGTTCTTCGCTTCAAACAATTCACCATTCGGCAAATAGTTTGCAATAACTTGTGCTTGATTATATTCACAATCGAATAAATCACTCATGGATATTGTACCGAACCAAAGGTCACATATTGACCAGTTCCACCGCCCGTATTACCAACGGGGGTCGTAAGTGTGAAGCTAACAACCTTATTGCCATTACTTGTATCAATACTATCTTGAATTGTAGCAATTAATTGGTTGAGTGTTATCGGCACACCTACGATTCCTTGATCGAGCAACATCGCTTTAATGTTAGCGGTGATTGCCGATTGCATTGACGCTGTATTGGGTGTCAGTGCTGAAAAAATAACATTCATTGGAACGGCTGTTGGTGCTAAAACAATTACATCAGCATCAGCCGTATTAGCTGGTTTAATTTGTAAGATTGCGTTCTTTACTGCAATTACTTCAGAGCCATCGGGGATAGGGTTAGAATCATTACCGCGAATAAAATAAATGGTAACTTGCCCTAACGCTGGTGTTACTTCATAAACATAAACATCTGTTACACCCGATACTGTTTTAGCGCGATATGTAATTTCAGCTACGTTGAAGTGAGCAATCGGATTTTGCACCCTATCAAGCAAACGACTTCTTAAACTAGGGTTATCTTCAATATCAGTACCGCCACCAATAGCACCTTGATCGACATAAGCCGATGTATTAACACCAGCGATAAGTGTGGCAAAGTTTAATTTTGTGTTTGGTTGCTGGTTTTGATCTTGACCGAAACCAACTGACTGAACCGCTAAAACAGCTTTTGTACTGGTAGCAGAAATCACGCCCGTTGCTGGCGATGTTGCTGTAACAGGTAATGCGTAAGTAAATTGAGTTGTATTTAAAACAGTGATTGTGAATGTGCCGTTGTATGCCGATTGACCAGCACCAGAAATTGTATAGGTTTGACCATCGAACATTGATGATGCAGTAGCAAGGGTTACTGTGGCAACTAACCCAACCGATGTAATTGTGCAACCGACAGCCGATGTTTGTATTTGAGCCTCGGATGCCGTTGTATAGTTTAAACCACTAACGGTAAGCACCGTTGCTACTGGAATGACTGAACCAGCCGTACCCGTTGCTACTACGTTACCATTTGCTAAAGTAGCTGGATTGCGCGAGATTCCCCAATAGGATGCCCACATTTCAAGAAACTCTTGAGCCGTAATGGGGATTGCTTCTAACGCTAAAATCTCAAGTTGCTTGTAAAAGTCAAACACCCTACGAGCGTTTGCAATCGCTTGTGCGCCCATCCAGCTTTCGGGCAAGAAAGGATTAGCCGTAGTAGGTAAATAACGCTGTAAATCAGCTAACGATTGATTCTCAAGCTGTTCGGGGTTGTTTGGTATTGTCAGCATTGTATTATCCCTACGCCATTTGTTGCTTAATTATTGATGCGTTAGCTGGTGTGTTATCCCAAAGCACAAATACTCTGGTTTGCGTCACGCCCTCAAACGGCTGAATCTTGATTGTAGCAGTTAATGTGTTGCGATTTAAGTCACGCGCTGTGTCCACTAGAATAGATTGAGCGAACCCAAAATCAACTAACCATTGAAGTGCTTGCTGACAATAGGTACGCGCACGGTTGACTGTTTCATTCGTTAGCCGTGCTTGATACAGCAACCAAAGTTTTGAGCCGTACTCCACTGGCTGATATTGATTACCAATCCAACCTCTACGTTTTTGCGGTATTGGTTCTTCAGTTGCCGATGCGCGTCTATCGCTACCAATCAAACTAATTTGAAGTGCAGTATCGAATGAATCCAGCTTTACAAAATCACCATCATCACCGATTACAAGATCGTAATAGTCTGTGTGTAATAATTCTACATCTTGAAATGCCATTATGTAGGTACTCCCGTTGTACCACCGCCCGTTGTAACGCCACCATGTGTATGAGTCGAACCAACATTCTTTGTGTTGTTTAGCATTGTTCCAGTAGTAGAGAAATTACCATTAACTTCGGTTACGCCAGTAATGGTTGTCTTACCATTGATAACAACTTCAGCGTTCAGTGTAATTTTTGTGGCATTGATTGTCACGTTCTGAAGCGATGCGTTTAAGTCTTTCCCCGTTACCGTGATATTGTTTAGTGTAAGGTTTGCATCCTCGCCTGTGATAGTTATGTTCTTTACGGTTTCGATTAAGTCTTTTGGAATAACAATAGTCATTGTTCCTTTAGAATCCATCAATAGGAAACCGCCCGTTAAAACATTCTGCAATCCAACTTCACCATCAACCAAACCTTTCTTGCGTAACTGCGGGCAACTTGCGATGCCTAACCGCGCTGATTCATGCCCTTGCTGATTAAATAAAGTAACAAGTGAACTATTAACAGGCGCACGACTAATCAATCCGTAAGGTTGTACAAGCGTGACGTTACACACTTTACCCATGTACGATACTTGTGCAGATGGAAATTGCTCTTGATCGTCTGTGTTTAGCTTAAGCTGTGATAGCTTTACTTGATTACTGTACATTATTTGCTTCCTGCTCTTTCAAAACATCATCAATTAATGATTGATATTGGTTTGCTATTTTAGATGATTTCTTATCTTTTTTCGGTTCATTAATTTCAAGTGTGTACGCATTTTTATAAGTTAAACCAAACTGCGTTGTTTCACCGTTATCAACACTATAGTTATGTGTTATTTCTTTAACGAGTAAAAACGTATCAAACCCTAATTCATCATCACGAACATAAACTAATCCGTTTAATTCATACGGCTTTCCTGTGGATGGGTTTGCAATACCTTGAATCGTAGCGGTGTAGTTAAGGCTTCTCGCTTTGCGAATGTTAGCTTCCCATTGTGCGCGTTCTACCGTGCTTCCACCATCAGAAGGATTTTCTGCTATAAAGTTATAAATCCTGCTTGAGCGTATTTCCTCATCAATTATTGCACCAGAGCTAATATAAGTTGCTTCACCTAAATCTGCCTCTGGTGTTAAGTTAAGTGTTTCTAAATTGCTTTGTGATAATGCGATATATTTGCCGTATCTTTTAGAATTATCAACTACAGCATTTGACTCAATTATATTGTTATCAGCACCATCAACTACGTTCAATAATTTAATGCCAGTATCAATAGGTTCTGCCCTTGTTACTACAATTTCACCACGCCCATTTGTGCTTACAAATACCTGACGTTTACGAGCGTTCTTATCAATAAAATCAAAGCCTGTTTCACCAGCCTTACACGCGATTAAATCATCAGTAGCGTATGGTTTAGTGCCAACCTTATCAACAACTGTAAAAGCTAAACCAAAAGAACTTTGTGTTTTATTGATAATGTCAGTGATAGTAGTTGGTGTTGGTAACTCTACATCACCAGCCGATAGTGTTGAATCAATAATATCGCACGTTACATCACGACCACGAATTGAAACGTCATGTGATGATGCGCTTATCTTTGGTGAAATTGAATCAACATAACCAGTAATGATAGGTTCATTATTGATAATGATTTTAATTTGTGAACCAACTTTAATCGGATATGTTTTATATTGTGTATTGCTAGTCACGCAATCAAATGAACCACTAAAATCTTCAATGTTTCTATTAACAGTAAACGATATGAATTGGTCATACGGTATGCCGTTGACTTCCATTCTTATGCCTAATGGGGGGTCTTTTTTAGGCATTAGTAAGTACCGATATTTCACCAGCAATAATACTTACATCGTTGCTCTTTGGTCGGTTAAGATCAATCAGCGTATCGAGCGTTGCATTAAAAGTATCGTTATCTTCTTCTGCATAAAACGCATACGCAATTATAGCCATTGGGAAACCAGATAGCGGGGTATCAACGCGCACAACATCGGATGCTTTCAATCGTTCTGTTTGCAAGAAATTAACAGCCTCAACACGCAAGTTATCAAGCAGTTTTAAGTCGGCTGGGGGTAAGTCATAACCGCGCAACTTCTGGTATTGGTTCTCAAGTAATTCTTGAACTTGATCGACTTCAATCGTTGTAGTGTATTCTTTCTCACTGGCTATCGAATATGAGAAAGCAAGGAACGATGTTTGCACA